CCTCAAGGGCGTTGACCACCTTCAACTGCTGGACGATCAGGGTTAGCCCTTCCTTGTCCTTGAGCGGGCATTCCTTCAGCCGCTCGTAGCAGCCCGCCCGCAGGTGGTCGATGGCACGGGCGTAGGCGGGGTTGTCCTTCAACAGCCCGGCCTCGCGGCCCATCTCGATCTGTTCCGACAGTGTTTCGGTCATATTTGTCAAAAAAACTCAGTTTGTTTTTCGAGCCCGAGTTTTCCGGCGCGGGCTTTGGAGCAGGAAGTGCGTTACTTCTTGCTCCAAGTTGCTCATAGCGCCATCAGTAGGATCGCGATGTCCTCGGCCTCACGCTCGTTGGCGTGCTGCACCACAACAGATTCCAGCGGCTTGGCATCCAGGAGCGCCCACTTCTCTCGGTCCTTCGGCGTGATGCCGACAAGAGCACGGTCAAGCAGGCGTTCCCGGCTGCGTTTGGCTCGGCTCGGGTTCACGAGTCACTGGCATCCATCGCCTTGCGGAACCCCTGTGCGTCTGTGCTGTCCAGCACCAGGTATTCACGGCGCAACCGCTGCAACTCAGACTCCAGCGACGCGATATGCCTCGCCAAGTCAGCCTTCGCTGCCTCAAGACGGCTCGAAAGGTCCGCCATTGGGTTGCTCCTCAACGGGTTCGGCACCTGTCGCCCTGCCTTGGGCGTCACGCACGATGCGGATCTTCTTGGGCTTGGATACTTCCCGCAGCGCCTCGGCCACTTGGGCCAGCAACTGGTCGCGCTCGGTCGGCATGCCGGATTGCTCCTGGCCCATGCGGTCTAGCCCGGTCTTGTGCTCCAGCATGCGGGCACCGGACATCTCTTGACGCTCGGCCTGCTCGCCCTGGATCTGCGCTTGCTGCACTGACTTCTCAGCGTCCAACTGCGCTTGCAAGATCACCATGTCTTTGGCGTGCTGCTGCGCGGCCATGATCTTGCGGGCTTCAAAGTCCTGCCCTGCCTGCGACTTCTGTTGATCCGCCTGCCGGGCCGCTTGATCCTCCTGCGCCTTGGCTTGCAGCGTCATCTGCGTCTTGACGATGTCAGGCGGCGGCTGTGGCGGCTGCGGCGGGGGTAGCTCGCCCGGGTCGTTAAAGAACGCCTCCGGGTTGCTGATCCCGCTGTTCAGAATGATCTTCTTGCACGTCTCCAGCAGGTTCTTCGGCAGCACCAGCGGGCCGGTTGTCCCCTGAACGCCTAGCTGCATCATTTGCAACTGCATCTGCTGGATGCGGCCCAAGTGCATCAGCGTCTGGTCTTTGTTACCCGTCCCAAGCCCGACGTTGATAATCAGGTCGTACTGGTCGCGCCACTCCTGCGGGTCCATCCGCACGTACTTGTTATTCAGCCGGAAGCTAAGCGGCTCCATCTGATACTCGATCAGGAGCTTAAGAATGCCGTGAAACGTGGGCATCACCAGCGTCTCAGCCAGCATGCGGGCGATGAGTTCAACCCGCTGCTGCGTGGCCTGCGTGAGCATCGCCGTACCCGAGGCGGTCTTGTTCAGCGCGTCGGTGCTGTTGCCCTGGAAGTACTGATTGATGCCGGTGCGGTCCTGGCTCATCTTGCCGACGAGTTCCATAATCGGCATGGCCTGCGCACCGACGAACTGCATGTCCATCGGCTGGACTGCGCCCGATACCTTCTCCCGGACGTACCCGCCCGGCGTGAAGTTGAGCATGTCGTCAACGTTCGCCTGCGGCACCCCTTGGGCGTCCGTCAAGACCCGCTGCCGCGGCGTGATGCTGAAGTAGAGGCTATTCAGCACCTGGCGCGTGACTTCCGTGCTCAGCTTCTGGATGTCGGCCAGCACGTCAGCCAGGCTCAGCCCGTCCCATCGGTGCTGCCGCAGGATCGGTGCCCCATTGGCGACCGGCACATGGTCGCAGGGCTCGTTGTAGAGGATCTTGCCCGCGAGACGGACGATATGGCGCCGCTCGGCTATCCCGTCGCCGTCGAAGTCGATCAGCACCCATTCACGACGGACAAGCCCCGACTGCATGGCTTCATCAGCCCGCTCGACCCTGCCGTCGAAGTCGCCGCTGATCTCTGCCCGGAAGTCCTCGTCGTCGCTGGTGTCGCTCTCGTTGGGCAGGTCGCCCGCCTCAACGTCATAGCCCTGCTGGCGTAGCTCGGAGAGGGTCGCCCGCTCCAAGATGGCCACGTAGGGGCAGTCCTGCAGGAGCGGGATATGCCATTCCCGGTAGATCAACAGCTTTTCAGGCGGCACCGCGTCGAGCTTGATCTTGCCCTGCTTGCGCAGGACGGAGATGCGCACGTTGTAGCGCGCAGGCTCGATGATCTGACCCGACATCGGGTCTTGTACGTCGTCCGTGACCTGCTCGGCGCTGGTTAGCTCGGCCTCGCCGTCTTTGCCCAGCTTTTCGAGGGTGAAGACGAGTTCATCGAGGCTGATCTGCCGGAACTTCTGCTCTTCCTTGACGACCTTCTCGTCCCAGCGCCAGGTGATGGCGCCGTTCCTGAGCATGAGCGCGTCTTTGATCGCGTTGTGCAGGACGATAAAGCCGGGATTCTGGCGGTAAAAGACGTAGTTGCAGGCTTCGGTTGCCTGGCCTGCTCCTTCCTCGTCCTCTTGCGTGCGGGGCTCAAACTCGACCGCCTTCTCACCGCCCGTGAACATCTTGATGAGCGCAGGCAGCACCCATTCGATACTGTTCTGGGTCTCGGACGTGACGAACTTGCTTAGGCCGTCGTCCTTGTCGTCTTCGGCAGGGGGGATCTGGTAGTACTCAGCCGTGGCCAGCGCCCGGGCGGCTGCCAGTGGCCCGTGTATGTAGCCCTTGGCGTCATCTTCCAGCCCATCGAGAACGGAGATGAGTTCGTCCTCGTCCATCTCGCGAGTCTCCCCGGCGTCTTCTCTTTCCTCGGGAGGGGTTAGGAGGTAGGGCTTCAACTAGACCAGCACCAGGATAAATCCCTCGAAATTCAATAGGTTGTCGTGCTTCTTCGAATACTTCAGCACCACAGTCAACCTCTACGCTTGGGGGTGGGCTTGGTCAGTTCTTCCAAGTCCGCCAGCATCTCGTCGGCTAGTTTGGAGCGGGGCTCGATCAGCGCGAACAATTGGTCGATCATCGTCTCCCAGCGCTCGCCTGCCCAATGCTCGCCGGCGGCCTGCTTCAAGAGTGCGTCGAGTTCCTGTCGTGTCATGTCAGTCGCCTTTTATGCACGGGCATCTTTGCCCATGTTCCCGAGCCTGCAATCTGCTGGCTCATCTGTCCGTACTGCCTAAGCGCATCCGCCGCGTGGCTCGATGCGTCGTGTAGTGGCTCGCGCCCCGTCACGTTGTTGCTGTTCGTCACGTACCGATAGCGGCGTAGCTGGTTGATGCCCGCCGCACACTTGTTCCTGTCAAACCAGAGGCTGCCAAAGACCTGCCGCGTGGCCTCAATCCCCGTCGCCAACTGCGCAATCCTTGGGACTATCGAGACCGTGCGATTGAGCGCACTCACCTGTTCTTGCAGGCTCAGCCCTGCGCCTAGCTCGTGGGCGCCTGCGTCGTGCGGCAGGTAGTCCGTGCCCCAGACGTAGGGCTTGGCCTGCAGTTCCCGGACATACTCGGCGATCTTCTTCTGCGAGCCTTCCAGGTAGTCGATGCAGCGTATTTGCGCCCCTACCTGCTGGATCATCCAGATGGCCGTGCTATCCCGATAGCCCAAGTCCCAAAAGGTATCGACCGGCTTGCCGTCGTAGTACGGCACGTCGGTTATTCGGCTTTCCTCGTCTGCCTTGCGCAGTTCCTCTGCGTAGACCGCGCCTTCCAGCACCTGGCGGAACTTGCCCTCCCAGATGTGAAGCCAGGCGTCCTTGTCGCGCTCCTTCAGTTCCTCCATCTCAGCCCGCAGCACATCGGGGAACCAAGCGTTTTCCTGCCAGTTCAACTCGATGTCCAGGCAATCCTTTGGCGGATTAAGCAGGAACCGCTTGCTGGTCGGGTCGTCCTCCAGTTCAGGGTTCCAGGTCAGCCATATCTCGCTGCCCTCGTTCCTGATCGTTGGAATCAGCACTTCCCACGACTCGTTAGAGACCGTCTGCGCTTCCTCGACCCAAGCCACGTCTACATTCGCGTATGACTTGATCGACTGGATGTTGCGTCGCAGCCCCTCAAAGCCAAAGAACGAGCCGTTGCGGCCTTTGATGACCGTCTGCTGAACCTCGAAGTAGTCGCCTGCGTTGAGGCTGGCTATCTCGTCGGCTAGCGTCCTGTGGACCGATTCAGCCATAGACGACTGAAACTCGCGGCAGCACAACACTCGGGTTGGCGCCTGCAATGCTTTAGTTATCAGCGCCCTTGCGACGCCGACCGACTTCCCGCTTCCCCTGCCTCCCCTTACTGACTTGTAG